AGGAATATGTCCTTTTAATTTTTCTAAGTTCATGTTTTATTTAATTTATAAAGTTACAATTCTTCCTTGTATATCTACATCAGGAAATCTAATTTCAAATATAGACGGATCTAATGACGGATATAATATATTATTTCTAATAGCACCACTAATATCATAACTGTATGGAGAATAATCTCCTCCAGACTTATTTACAATTTCAACCTTAGATATTGATTGGACTCCTTTAATTTGTAATAAAGTTGAATTTACATCAGATATAACTAATGGTTTATTTATTTGCATGTTTTCAATGCTAAATCTATCTTTTAAGACTTTTATACAATTACTTAATACTTCTTTATTATTAAATGTTGGTAAAACAGAAATATCGAAATTAATACCTATATTAATATGATAAGCATTTTTAATATTAATAGCATCAGTAGCCATTCTATATTGTGATAGATAATTTTTAATATTATTTTTCAATACAGAAGCAGGCATAATTAATTGCTTACTAGCATTGTATCCTAGAGTGTATAAACTAATAGATAGTGGATTATTATCTAGTAAACGATCATTTCCTGAATTCTGAGATAAGGCAAAGTCATTAATTGCATATACTTTAGCTACTGATCCAAAATGACTAGGCATGCTAAGTACTCTATTAATGTAATCTTCTTTAGTTACTACTCTGTTTTGAGAAGAGAATGAATAAAGAGTATTTTGTCTAATTTCTTCAACAGTATCTTCATCTCTTCCCCCAACCGCAGGTTCAGGATTAGTTATAATCATACTATTAAAAATATCAGTATTTTGAGGAGATGTTACATTACCATTAAAAGTAATATCATTTAAATTAAACTTTCTATTTACAATTTCATTAGATGAAATGTTAGAAGCAACACCACCACCAACAAGATATTTTATAGTTAAAACGCCTGTTGGTGCTAAACCATATTCTCTTGTAGTTACTACTGTTGCTCTATTAAATGTATTAGTTGGATCATATACATTAGCATCTATACCAATACTTAGGTTATTTGGGTTAGGTAATATAGAAGAGTCTGAAGAAGAATTAATTCCGGCTCCAAATTGTAATTCTAGATCACCATTTTCTTTAAACCTAGTAACAAATCTTTTAGGTGATTCTATATAACTTAATAAATAAGGAATAGAATCTGTATTATATGTTGGGTTTGTTGCTTTTTGTGGAATACCTTGTTGTGCTAAATATGGTACTTCATACCAAATACCATTTGTACTATCTGTTACTTGTAATATATTTAATATTTGGTTATCAGATATAGTAGTACTTGTAAACTTTTGAGGTGTTTGTCCAAAATCAACAGTAGTTGTTTTAATTTCTGCTGAAATTGCCTTTACAGTTTTTGTAACTCTAGCGAATCCCGTACCTTCAAAAAATATAGTTCTGTTTTCTTCTTTTGAAAAATCAACTAATTCAGTAGTTAAAAATTTAACACCATTTATACTTTCAACAACACTGTTTTCAGGAATTATCATATAATAATTACTGTTTGGAATTTGTGTATTGTTTAATAAATTAGTAACTAAAGGTATTCTTTGAGATATTTGTAAATCAACATACGAAGCATATGACATTTTAGGTCTATACCCTAAAGCATAAGCTAAAGATAAAGCATTGCTTTTTTCTTTTGTATATAAAAGTAAATTTTCTTGAAACTGAGTGTCTAAATAAAAAGATAAAACATCACCTACATAAGATGCCATTTCAATAAACATCATTCCTGGTGATGCATCAGAAAAATCATTATGCACTGTAGGAAAATAAGTCTTAGCATGATTAATCAAAGTTGATTTAAAATCACTAAAACTTTTGTTTAAATACGATATGTTTTTTGTTTCAGACATTATTCAAAGTTAATTTGTATTTCATCCGTTTCCCCTGATATTCTCATACTATATTCAACTTTTACATTTACATAGTTTTGATCTGGTTCGGGAGAGATAATTACATTTTCTAAATTTATTTCAGGTATAAATGTTTGTACACCAACTCTTATATAATTATTAATTTTATTAATGTTATCCGTGTTAATAAAATCAAATATAGATTTTTTTATATCGCATCCAAATTCAGGATTTTCAATTCTTTCACCTTTATTAGTTAATAAAAGATTAATCAAATTGTATTTTACCTGTTCTTTAGTACTATACGTGCTTTTAAAAGCAGAGAACTTATTAAAAGGAATACTAAGACCAATTGCAATGTTTTTTTGCAAGTCTCTAGGATCAACACGATATATTTTTGGTATAGGCATTATTATCCTTGTTGCATTATTTGTCTCATTTCCTGAGGGCTAAGATTATTAGCAGTATCATTAATAAAAGCAGCAAATGGATTATCACTGTTTGGATTTACTTGTAGGTTAGATTGAGGTTTAGCACCTGCAGGCATTCCGAACATTTCGGCCATTTTATTACCCACTTGTGATCTCATTCCAACACTATGAACATCTCCACTATCAAACGATAATGAACGATTTTCAGTAAGTGGTTTACTTTGTGCAGCATTCCCACTTTTTAACTGTTCCAATAACATTAAGCCAATTTCCTCGCGAACTGCTTCACGAACTGCTTCTTTAATAACTGATTTGAATTGTTTAGCATCCATAATAATAAATATTAAGCTTTAAGATTTTGTTGATCTATGATTAATTTAAGTTCTTCAATAAGGATATCAGGATCCAATGTGAATGAACGTGATGATTGTAATACTTCACTTTTATCTGTATTCAAGGCAACGGCATAACGGCGAGTATTTCCAGCCACGACGAATCTTGAATCGTTTTCTTCTTTTATAGCAAATGTAAATCCTTTATAACCCGAATCTAACACACCGAAATTTCCAGATGGTGATAATGTTTGTAAAGCTGCATCTAAATCTGTTCTATCAAATGCTGTTAGATTTGAAGGTTCCTCAAAGAATCCATCAATTTCCTTAAGTCTTTCTTTTTGTTCTTCTAATTCTTCAATAATTCTATCTAATAATAATCTTATAATAGAAACAGCAGCTAATAATCCTGATACTATTTCAACAGCTAATTCATATTTTTTTCTAAATCTTTCTTTAGCAGGTGTAACAACATCAGGTGCGGGTGAAGGTGTAGGTAGTGGTAAGATTATATCAGCTAGTACTAATATTATATCTAATACTAATAATATGAGTGAAATTCTTTCTAAAATACTCTTTATTGAATTAATTTTAGCTTCATTTTCATTGATAATTCTAATAGCATTGTTTCTTAATAAAGTTGCTTTTTTAACGTCTTCTTTAGATTGAATATTATCAATAACACTATTAACATTATCAACTAATTCTTCAATTCTTTTATTTCTTACTGATATTAATTGACATGTTATAGTTAAAGAAGCCATGATTACAGGAACAGGATTCTTTTTAGCGGCATTTAATGCTCCTCTTAATAAATCTTTTATTATTTTAGCATTTTTGCCTTTAACTCTTTTATGACTTTTTCTTAAAATACCTTTAATTTTTTCATCTGCTAATTTTAATTTAGCATTAATTGCTTCTTTACTATTACTAATTAATTTTTGATAATCCTCTGTTTTATCAGTTATAAAATCTTGTAATTCTTCTTGTTCTTTATCAAAATTACCTTGCACAATTTGCTTAATCCTATCAACCTCTTCCCTAGTAATTGACTTATTTTCAATACGTTTATCTAAATCTGCAAATTTACCAAAAGTATCTGTTTTTAAAGTTTCAACTTTACTTTTAGCTTCTTCAATATCGTTTAAAACACGTTGAATAGGGTTAGTTGTTAGTTGTTTTAGCTTATCTTTTGCTAATTTCTCTACATTTATATTTTTAAGAGATTCTAATTTACTTTTAGCGGCTGATGCATTAGATGCTAACCCTGATATGTTGATTGTATTAGCCATTATTTTGCTACTCTTACTTTCTGTGATTTAATATTTTGTAATTTAGGGATTAAATTATCTACTGATTCTTTTAATCCTCTAGCGGCAGTATTAAGTTGAGTTATAGGGCTACCTTTAGATCCATTTAACGCTGATGAACATATAGTACTAAATGAAGATAAGCTTGTAAGTAATGAATTTAATAATTTAATAGTTTCATTACCCAACAATACGGGTTCTTCAGGAACTGAGCTACCATTTAGTCCTAATAAGATAGTTGGAGAATTAATTACAACTTTATCATCAGCATCTAAGCTAATAGTATTTTTTGTATATAACTCAATATTATTTTGAGCAAACAATAAAACATTTTCTTTTTTAGAATTTATAATAACTCTATCAGATGTTAAAATTGCTTGAGAACCTTCTAAATATTTATTTGGTAAAGAAGTTGTAGTAAGAGGATTTAATTTTGTCTTAGATACTTCTAATGGAACCTTTTGAGTTGAAGTTAAATATAAAGCAGAAGCATCTCTATTGATGTTTTCAACATATAATGTACCACTTCCAAAACTATGACCATTAGCTAAAATAGTAATTGGATCACCATTTTTACCACTATCACTCCAAAAATTTTCTCCTGTGTTAATTTTATTTGTACTACCAAATCTTAATGTATTCCCAAATCTTCCTTCAAGTATATAATCTCCTTCAAAAGGTAAAATTGATTCAATGTTTTGGTTTTCTTCAAATCCTAAACCTAAAGGAGCTTCTGGGTCTGATGTTTGAGCGTTTTGGTGGTTATTACCCCAT